ATCAAATGGGTTGATAGGTGTTTCATCAGCGAATTCGGGATTCATCGCTTCATTAATCTTGTCGAAAATTTTCTTACCGAATTTGAACAAGCGAACCTGTCCTTCGTTTGACGGATTACTTGGATCAGAAACGATCAAAATATTTGTCATGTAAGTTAGTTTACGTTTTTGCTTACGTGCGATATCTTTGTTGGCTTCGATACCAGAATTCCAAAGTGTGTTATTGTGTTCGCACACAGGACACTTATCATTCAAAGTAGTCAAACAGTTATCAATGAACCAACCGCCAGGTCCCTGAAATCCGTGTGTGAATACTCTAACCCATGGCAAAGCATCATCACCATCGATAGCAGGACTTGGCAAGAAACGAATTACTGCCATGCCGTTGCCAGCTTTGTCAACTTCTGGTTGCCAGAATCTGGTATCATCTTTTGATCCGGCTTCTGCGGGAGTGCCGGTTGCTTCAATCGCTTTTGACAACTTGTCGAAATTGTCACGATTGCGCTTAAGATTTGCAAATGAACTCATATATATTTCCTTGTATAATTTGTATTACGTTGTATAGTTTTTTTGTCCACATTATCATAATATAGACTTATATAGGCGACCTGTCCAGAAGTTTATCCAACATCATTAAAGTATTACCTATATCTTTGTGATGTACACCGATACCACCAGCGGCGATAAACCCCTGTATAACATCATGTGTATCATCAATCAATACCGATTCTGGTGTGGCATATTCGGCTTTCGCTTTACGTCCAGAAACAATATTGGCTTTGAATGGAATGCCTTTATCACGCAACCATTCAATTTTTTGCTCAGCAACTTCTCGGTGATATTTTTGACCACCAGAAGATGAAAGAATCTCTACCTCGACTTCATTTTCATGTTGATATTGTGTAATGTACGTCAACAAGTCTCGACCACCTGTCCACCAGTCCAATGTTTTAAATTGTTCTGATTGCACAAAATGATCCCAATTCACATTAAAGTCTTTCCGATCCCGCATAGAACCAGGTAACTCATCATATAGTTCAAGGTACCGGCGATCAAAGTTACACAGAACGCCGTCCATATCGAGGTAGATTTTTTTTATCATATCATCTTCTTTAGAATAAGTTTATATTTTAACACATCTTGTGGCAGAAATGTGGCATACTTGAGCAATCTTAACCGAAATTCTGGCCACCGAATAGTATCGGCAATCCGTGCATTCCAGTTAGGTTCAAAACCAAGTATCTTATTGAGTATGCACAAAGTTTCGATTTGTGTAACCTTCTGCATAGTCTTACGTAATATCACAGGATAGTCACCGTCATTCACTTTGAACAAATCGTTTGGATTGTCGCATCCATCAAATAGTGTGTGACAATCATTTTCGAAAAAGTACGATAGTGATTGTAACACCTTTTGGTGAGTCTTGTAATTGATATCTGCTTCTTCAGTTAACAAATCACCAGCCCAAGTGTTAGGTTTCTCAACCAAGTTGGACACGAAAAATAATTCCATGTCTTCCTTGTTTGTATACTTCCTTGACAACTTGTGAAAGTGGTATTTGTCACGCCTATTCTCAAATGCATCAACTGAGATGTTACTCTTACCATTATATTTAAAGTAATCGTAAGATTCTCGGTTGAAGTGCAGTTTTAAAGAATTGAATAACGCAAATGTTTCATAACCAGTCATATGGGTAAACGAGATTTCTTCACTTTCAACATATTCAAATCGGAAGCCAACAATTCAATTTTCGATTTTAAATTCGAATTAATTAATGTTGCGGCGACTTCCGTTTCAAGACCCGTTTCTGCACAATACTCAACTATAGCTTCAAGATGATTGATGTTTCTTTCGGAGACGAATCTATCAATCTCCACAGAAAACGTCTTCATTTCTTCTTTAGTTGGCATTATTTCACAATCGTTTCGTACAACTGTTCAAATTGTTCGTGCGTAGCCACTTCTTCATCATAGTTTTGCTTATGATAAACTTTGACCAAACGTTGAACGACCTGTTTGGGTAATTTCAAATCATCTGAAACTTTTTTCACTGCTTCTTTAATGAAGTCTTTTTCTCCGTCCATTCGTGTCATAGAATTTGAACACTCTTGTACAGCATCCAACAATTTCTTGCGGTCTGCTTCATTAGAGATTTGATTAATGCTAAATTGTTTCACTGCCATAATATACTCCTAAATTATTTCTTTGTTGCTGCCATTGTGATGCAAACCGGATTAGCTCCAGTTTCATATGCACACTTAACAGACAATGGATCAACGCCTTTTGTAATAGCGGCTTCGATGTTTTTGGCCATGTTATTACGGTCGTTTAAATTATACATGAATCCTCCAACGATTGTGGTACACAATACGATTGTTATAGAAACACATATAGTGATAAGGTCTTTGTTCATATTAAATAACTCCTTTTGTTCGGTCAATTTTATCACCTTTGCTTTTGTAGAAAATATGCCTGCCAATTTTAGTCTCCTTTTGTAGTTTTGTCCAATTTGGATTAACATAATCTGCATGATAATATGTCGCACCATTTGTAACATCCTCCATCCGATCAAAATTGATGTACAGGTTAGTTGCTAACTCTCTAATGTCATTATACAACTTTGTACTCTTGATTGTCAACCGTTTTGAGGTAAATAAGGAATCACAATACCAAGAAAATTGGCAAGTGTTACCGGTCTTTTGGGTTACTACATCGCAAATATTACTAGCATAGTTGCCGGTCTGTACACGATTTATAGTGACAAACGCAACAGCCATTTGGCCAGTAACGGGTTCATGTGCCGACTCAAAATATATATTCTCAGCCAGACATGTCACGTGTTTTTGTGCCTCTTTTGATAGAGACTGATAGCTTGCCTTGATTGGCATAATGTTGTGTATATCAACATTGATTGAAGCTACCATTAAAATAATACTTGATAAAAATGCACTTAGAAGCACAATCTTACTTTGCATTTGGTTCCTTTCTGTGTGTGAGATAGGCCGAAGCCTATCTTTCCCTTACGACTTCTTAGTAACCTTGGTAGTAGGTTCAGAAATGTTAGAAACGAAACCATTTAAAGCATGTGCCTTAGTGATGATTTCTTGTTCTGATGGGAATGATGAATATTCTGGCTGATTAGGTAACTGTTGTCCTTGAGTGCGAGCATTCTCGGAAGCTACCTGCCAGTTATTATGTGCAACTTCCCGTTTAGACATATACTCCTGTTCGAGCATGTCTTTAGAAAGTTTTAGAAGTTCGAGACGGATCTCGAATGGTGTCATGTTACTCATATTTTTCTCCTTGTGTGATGAGTGTAGTGTAGTTGGTTATTCTGTTACGAGGAAACCAACTGAAACCCTAGTCAGCGTTTAGGCTGCCAATGCGAACTTTTCATCGTTTGCAGTTATTTTTGTTTTAGTGTTAACGTCAACTCTGACGAGTAGCCAATTTTTGTACTTGTTGCCTTGTCGAAACTAGTCAAGCCCATCATAAGAATTTTGGTTTAGATTATCTGGATGTCCGTGATCCCTTAGTCATCTTCATTATCGCACGGCGCAGACCTAAATTCTTATGGTGGACTTGGGGGGATTCGCACCCCCGTCCAAAACACTTTTCAAAAAATCAGTTTACTACCATTCATTCTGTTGTTGGTAATACAGTTTCTACTATTTCCATGATAACCAATTCAGGAATTTCAGGAATAGTGTGTTCAATACCCAATGTTTTGAGAATATCGATTTCCGGATTAATGAAAACATCATCAGCGGAAAGTTCAGTTACTTTTTCAGAAACAAATGCAATCAATTCTTGTCCTGTTAAACCATCGGGATTAGAAATGTTGGTATAATTCGTTGTTCTGTATTCCACTTTAATTGTAGAATCTTCATTTACTTTGATAAATTGAAAGTCGTTCATTTTATTTTATTGTTGATAATTTGTTATTGATAATTTTCTAATATAGCACCAATATATGGCCGATCACTCATGTATGGACCTTCATTGGCCCAAGTTGTCCATAGGTCTGTAGAACTAGTGTTCACAGTTAACTGTGCGCCCCCACCATTATACCAGTAAGAGTCTGCAGTCATAGTGTTTGTGCCAGTTACTTGGCCACTTGTATATGTGTGAACAGGTATTGGTAATGGATATGGACTATCTCTACCACGTTCACACACAAGTACGTGGATTTTGCCAGCACCAAGAGTTCTCGCATACGATCCTCCTGGAAAACTGTACGGATCAAAATTCAGATATCCTTGGCCATCCTGAAATCTCCATTTACCGGGAATCAAATATGAGTGATTCCACATACCAGTATTTGATGGGTTGCGTGAAGAAGTTATTGAATTACTTGTTACTGTTTTAATCTGTCCTTGATAAGTTTGTGTTATAGCCTGTAAACCAAATCCATTACCAACAAGTGTTGGTTGGTCACCATCACCAACATATTGGAAAGGACCATATTGTTGTAATAAACTACCAGGTGATGCATAAGCTGACATTGTTGGATAATTACCAATATTGCCAACTGAAATACTAACCATAGTGAAAAAGGAACTGGTTATTGGTAACCCACTGTTTGCATATGTCCACGTGTTGGTATAGGAACTATTATACCTACCATTAGGACGATTCTGAGTGAAGAAATCACCAGGATAATATTGCAGGCCTCCTTCATCACCGTATCTAACCAAGTTTGCACGATTGTCCCAGAAATAATTTGCCAAAGCAACAGCGTTAGGTTCAGCAGATGCACCATAGAAATTACTAATGGAAATTGGAAAACCGGGACCGGCCGAAGGAATAGAAACTGCTGAACCGTTTGGAAAACCAACTGTTCCCGAATTTACAAGTCCATACCCTGCGTAGTATTCACTCAAACTAATTGGATTAGAGCCGCCAAATTCTGCTTGAATTTCACTCAAAGATAATGAACCTTGATTGAATGATTTAATAGTCATTTTGTTGTATGTTTAAATGTGATGTACTATTTAGTCAAATCAATCCCATAGGGCTTGATAATACTTTCCAAATAATCTAAAACCATT